AACGACCTCTTAGCCGAAGTAATCAAGGTTATAATTGGCAGCGATAGAGTGGCGTGCGATAGCTCAGAACCAAAGAGTATTCAGGAACTTAGGAACCTTGACGTTGAAGCTTACGGGGTTAGAAAAGGCAAAGATAGTGTTTTATTCGGGATCCAGTGGCTGCAGCAGCACACTATTATTATTGACAAAAGATGCGTGAATATGCAAAACGAGTTGAGAACGTACAAATGGAAAGAGGACGCGGGCGGGAACGCGCTAAAAATACCCGTTGATAAAAACAATCACCTTATAGACGCTTTACGTTATGCTTATGAGGATGATATGACAGAGAGCGAATCAGTGGCGCTACCAGATTATTCATGGTGAGGTAAAATATGAACTTTATACAGCGTGGTATTCAATCAATTATCAATTATGCGTTCCCAATTGAAAAGGACGTTTATGAGGCAGAATCTGCCAGGCTAAGACAAGGGTTATCTGTATTAGGTAATTACTACGAAGGAAAACAAGCCCTGCCGTTGAAAGTGCGCTCGCACGACTTCAATGTCATTACGAACCATGCTAAAACGATTGTGGATCGAACTGTGTCAATGTTACTGGGTGGTGGTGTAGAATTTGATCTTCCTGGCGAGGCAGATACAGCACAAGACAAACTAATTAATCTTATTTGGGATGCAAATAAAAAAAATGTATTACTCCATGACCTTGTACAGTTCGGCTCCATTTACGGCACGCCGTTTATCAAGATCGTTCCAGGTGGTAAAACATCATTGACCGGAGTTGTCACAGATAGACTTGTTGCCCTCAATCCTTACAATGTTTCAATCTTTACACAGCCGGATGACATTGAACAAATTCAAGCCTATGTTTATCGGTGGACTGTTGGTGATGAAGCCTGGAGAGAAGTTACTGAGAATCAAGGTACATCCTGGATGATCACTACGCAAAAAACAGGCAGGGGCGGGAAATGGGAAACAGTTGGTGAGGTTACATGGTCGTATCCTTACTCACCCATTGTACATGGTAAGAACCTTCCAAACGCCGGTAATGTTTACGGTATGTCCGACATCGAAGGGATATTGGATTTACAGAATAAATATAACGAGGCGCAATCGAATATCAATAAGATTCTAGGATTGCAGGCCTACGCCCAAAAGTATGTAATTGGTGGTAAGTGGCCGCGAACAAGAGACGAACAAGGCAACGAGGTTCTTGATATGTCACCCGAGACGGCGCTCGAAATTCAAAACGGAGTAGACAAGGCGCAAGTAGGAATTTTACAGCCAACCGGAGACCTTGGTTCTAGCAGACAATTCGCAACTGACATCATGCGCGACCTTTACGAAGTATCGGCAACGGTTGACGGTAATTCAGTAAAAGACAAAGTTGGGGCATTGACTAACTTTGGATTGAGAGTGTTATTCAAGAACGAGTTAGCAAAGAACGCGACTAAACAAATGCTGTACAGTGATTTACTTTGTACAGTGAATAACCGATTACTTCAATTACATGGATTCAACGGTGAAGAGTCAGACCCTGGCAAGATTGTTTGGGGCGATCCGTTACCGCGTGACGAAAAAGAGAAAATAGAATCAGTGACAAGCAAAGTAGACTTAGGAATTATGTCACTTGAAAGCGCAGCAAAAGAGTTCGGTATTGACTGGAAAGTTGAGCAGGAACGGCTCGCAAACCAAAAGACAACAGAGACCAACGCCGGGGCCGAGATAATCAAGAGTTTACTGACAAGAGGCTAAAATGACTAAATATATCCAGATTGGTGGTGAGCAGTTTCAAGCGGATGAAGGCGAGGGATGTCAGGCTTTACGACTTCCAGTTGTTTTAGATCAAATTGATAGTGTATATACTGATAGCGCTACAAGGGCAGTAAAAACGATTGACTATGCACATCACGAGATTCATTCAGGAAGTCATTATTTATACACGGATGCTGTAACTCTAAATAGCGAAGGCGTGCAGGATTATTTTATTACAACTCCGGACACTACAAAGTGGGCACATATGTTTTTTGTTATGGATGGATCTGCAATTACTCAATTTCAGTTATTCGAAGCGTCAGATAAAACTGGAACGACATTACAGACGGTCGGAAACAGTAACCGCAATTCAGCAAACACAGCTGGCGTCACGGTTCATAAGGGAACATCCGATGGTACAACTGATGGGACGCAGATACATATTTATAAAGGTGGTTCGTCTACTAGGGAAAGCCATTCTGGAGCCGGAAGCCGTAATGATGAAGAAATTATACTCAAACAGAATACTAAGTATATTTTGAGGGTGACGAGTGGAACAAACGCTAACCTTGTAAACGTCATGCTTGGTTGGTACGAACATACAAACGCCGTATAATAAATATTATGACCCTTATTGACACCTGGAACATTCTCAAAAAGAACGCGGATGCTAAAGACTTCGAGGTACTTGACCGTATTTCGAGAGCTTATGCTAACTCACAGCAACGTATAACGCCTGAGATTGACGCGCTTATAGAGCAGATAGATGCTATGCAGCAAGCGGGCAAACTGACTAAAAAGCAGATCGAGAATAGCGCCGCGTATAAGAACCTCATAAAAGCGATTGTCAGTGAGCTGGACGCTTACGAGGGATATCTGCAAACCGAAGTATCAAACACAGTAACGGATAACGCAAGCCTTGGCCTCACAGATAGCCGTATCCTTATGATAGCCGCGTTGGCAATTGCTCTCGGAGTACAACCGAAGGATATTCCAGCTAAGGCGGTGAATAACGCGCCTATAACCGCACTGGATTACCTTGCTGATTACCTAAAAAAAGACGGGGAGTTATTCAACCGGATAAACGGATTATCAAATTACCATGGCGAAAAGATAGCAGCTGGGATCCTTGATTTGGTGGGTCGAGGCCAGAACCCACGGACGATTGCAGACTGGATTACGACCAATTACGGCATGGGGCTTACCGATTCACTTCGGATATGCCGAACGGCGCAATTATATTCTTATAGGAATGCAAGTCTACAAGTTATGAAATCTAACGGTGAATTATTAGAGGGGTGGGTTTGGGATTCTGAATTAGACGACGACGTATGCCCTGTTTGTATTTCCATGCACGGAACGGTTCACTCACTCGATGAAACAATGGACTCTCATTATAATTGCAGATGTGCGCCTCTCCCGTGGGTAAAAGGATCAGAGAATCCAGTTACTCAAAATGGGGAAGATTGGCTAAATGAACAACCGGAAAGCACACAAAAAGATTTACTAGGTGCAAAATATGAGGGATGGAGTAATGGAGTATTTGAACTAAAGGACGTTATCGGTAATTACGAATCGGACGTTTTTGGAAATATGTTAGTTGAAAAACCATTGAAAGATTTGTTATAATAAAAGCACTAAGTGATTGCCTCACTTAGTGCTAATTGACCGCAACGGAGGCGGTCAACATGAATAGTATAACAGGAATATATAAAATAACAAACAAAATAAATAATAATTTTTATATCGGATCTGCAGTAAATATAAAAATTAGATTCAATACCCATAAAAGAACCCTAAGAAATAACAATCATTGTAATGAACATTTACAAAGAGCATGGTGTTCTTATGGGGAAAGTAGCTTTAGTTTTGAAATACTTGAACAGTGCGATAGAAATGATTTGATAGCAAGAGAGCAACACTATATTAACGAACTAATGCCACAATACAATATTTTACCTACAGCTGGAAGTTGTTTAGGAAGAAAACACTCTCAAGAAACAAAAAATAAAATAGCACAAGGAATGACTGGAAAGAAAAATTGCCTTGGATATAAATTAACTCAAGATCAAAAAGATGTAATTTCGAAACGAAATAAAGGACGACCGCTAACTGAAGAAACCAAGAAAAAATTATCGATAGCTAATACGGGACATATAATACCAGAAGAAGTTAGAGTAAAAATATCTAATGCAAACAAAGGAAAGACGAAATCTGAAGAGACTAAGAAAAAGCTGTCATTGGCTAATAAGGGAAGGGTTATTTCTGAAGAACAAAAGAAGTTAATTTCAGAGACAAATAAAGGTAATAAATACTGGGTTGGAAGAAAACATACAGAAGCATCTAAAGAAAAAATGAGACAATCTAAGTTAGCATATTTTGCGGCGCGCGGCGAGACACCACTAAAAGAATTGTTATCGGAGGAATAATGTCAAAAGGTAAATGGAAGCCGAAGGAAGAAACGCAACCCGTAGACGCGGTGTTTATTCCTGAGAAAGTAGAGCCGCCTTACTACCTAGTATTCGAGTGCGATAAACTTGACGAATTGCAAACCACAATCAACCATCAAAATAAGAACGGTTATAAATGTCAAGGCGGCGTGTCGGTCGCATCTTGGCTAGATGTAAACGGTCAAGAGTTTTTATATAGTCAGGCGATGATCCATGAGTAAGTCCCTTGCTGAAATTATCTGCCGTGCGCTGATAATGATTTTACGCGGGATCGTAAAAGAGTTTGATTTGAATATCAAGGAATATAAAGACCCTCATTGAGTAACTTGAACTTCTTTGTTATTATTTTTGATATGAGTTTCTATTTGGGCAGTTAATCTATTCTTTCCAATTTCAAAATACTTTTCATCTAACTCGTATCCAATAAATTTTCTATTAAGGTTCACACAAGCGATGCCGGTTGATGCTACACCCATAGTATTATCTAATACAATTTCATTTTCGTTAGTATAAGTTTTAATTAGGTATTCCAATAGATCTACTGGCTTTTGAGTAGGATGAACGTGATTATTATTACCTTCTTTAAATATCAAGATTGTATTGGGGTATCCCTCATATTTTACATCAAATTCTTTTTTATGTGAATTTCTTTTACCTATCACATTTACGGCCCCCGTGCTTGGCCTTTTGTGAACTTTGTCTACTGGAATTAATCCTTGCGGATTATATTTCATTCTTTTTTCTCCAAGCAAAGATATATGTCCCATAGGCGCTTTACTAAAGATAAGTATATCCTCATGCCTTCTCATAGGTTTGTTTTTAGCATGAATAAAACCAGCGCTTGTTGATTTTTCCCATATCCAATCATATTTAAACAATTTAGGATTGCTCATAACTAGAGCAGACGAAAAAGGGTTTGTACCAAATAAGCAAATCGCACCATTATCTTTAATAATCCTTTCATATTGATTCCACAAAGCATCAAAAGGAATAATAGTATCCCATTTGCAATCCGTAGTTCCATATGGTAGATCACAAAGAATCATATCAACATGCTTGTCTGGAATTTTTTTCATCAATTCTAGGCAATCGCCTTGTTGGATAAAAACCGTATCGGAAAGTTTCAATAGATCCTCCAAAATCTTATCTTATTTATAATACAATAAATTATAAATCAATATTGACAGTGCCGTAAAATCTGCGTAAAATAGGTGTATAATCAAATAGTAACAAAGACCCCGCGTCAAGCTGCGTCTACTCCAGGTGAGTAGGCGCTTTTTTTATTTCATGTGAGGAGTGATAAATGGCAGACGAAGTGAAAGAGACTACTCAGGAAGTAATCAAACCGGCATCAACTCCGGCACCTGTACAGGTTACAGAACCAGTTGAATTATGGGAAGACGGTAAACCTTTCGATGCAAAGCGCGCAAAAGAATTGCTAGGAAAATACCGTGACGAAATAAAGGAATTGAAGCCAAAAGCGAAAAAAGCAGACGAGCTAGAAGCCGCAGAGCGAACCCGCAAAGAAGCTGAAATGTCCGAACTTGAAAAGGCAAACGTTAAACTTGCCGAACAGGAAGCCAAACTAAAGGAACTGACCCTAAGCGAGACGCGTAGAAAAGTCGGTACAAAGTTTGCCCTGCCGGAAGAAATTTACAGTTTGCTGCCTGATATGCCGGAAGAAGAAATGGCCGTCAAAGCTGAGGCATTAGCAAAGGCTATTCCAAAACCGACATTGAACCCTAATAATCCAGGTCCTGAAAGTAATGCAAAAGGAACGCCGCAGCAGTGGCATGACTTTTTGAACAACAACGGACCACTACCTAAATAGGAGTTATTATGACTGTTGGAGCTTCCCTTTGGAGCGATGTTTCTTCAATCTCTAACGCAATGTTAGAGGGCGCGACACATCAAATCCGCGAAACTTATTTGATGCAGAATTTCGTCACTGTCTACACTGACATGACCGGAGCGAACCCTCGCAAACTGCATGAGTACAACAAGCTGACGGCTCAAGAAGTTGCTGAAACCGACGATCTTGTTTCTCAAAAGTTCACCCCTTCACTGTTGGCAACCTTGACCCCAGTTGAGGTAGCTGTACCTTACGAGGTGAGTGATCTTCGTAGGGATTCAGACGTTCCTGAAAATATTATCCGCGATGGCGCGCTTGAATTGGCATATGCTTGTGGTGATAAATTCGAGGCTGATCTTGTTGGTGACATGGACTCCCTGACCGGTGGTACTATCGGAGCCGCAGGAACTGCTATCACTTGGGGGTACATGGCAGCTGCAATCGCTCAGGCACGCAATGCTAATAAATCTGCAAACGCCCCCCTCGTTGCCGTGATTCATGGTTACCAGGCTGCTGTTTTGGCTAAATCCGCTTCAATCGCTGGAGCTACTGTTGCTGTTGCAACTGCCACACAAGATAGCGTTACCAAACAGGGTATGGTGCAGGCCTTCACCTTCTTGGGTGTTCCTATCTACCAGGTGTTTGCAGATCCTGATTCAAGCGATGACTTTACCGGCGGCGTGTTCCCGAAACCTGCAATCGCTATCGACTGGCGGCGTCCGTTACGAATCGAAGCCGAACGCAAAGCCACTAAACGCGGTACTACTTTTGTAGCGTCCGCTGTATATGCTCATGGTGTCATTCGTCCTACTTTGGGCATAAACATGACCTTTGACGCTTCCGCTCCGACTTCCTAAGAGGTGATGATATGGCACAGTTAACTATTGGCTCTACTGAAATCGGCGCTTTGTCTAACGCAATCCGCCCGCTGTTCAAAATCCCTTCTGGTTATGGTGGGATTACGTTCGTTTCCGCTTACTATACTAACCCCGGCACTGGTACTTCATGGCTGACACTTGCTGATCTTGGAACTGCTGGCACCGCAGTAAGTACAACCATTGCTAGTGGTGGGACTGCCGTTAGTGCGGCTGGCGTTCCTGCTGCGTTGACGATTACCGCTGCTAATGCGTTCGTTGACGAAGGTCACTGGGTTGGTGTCAAGGAAAATAACATTGGCGCTACCAATACCGTGAGTACCATCTCATACGCTTACGAACAAGGTAAGTAATCTTACGCGGCTGTCTAGGGACACGTGCCCGAAAAGAATGCCTCCTCCCGTTCCTGGCAGCCGCACCCTGGAGGGTCTATTGAGGAGTAGACCATGAGTAATCCCATGAAACTTTCAATAAACTGGGTATCAAATTCACCCTGGAGCCCGTCTGGTTATGGCAATCAGACGAAGTTATTTACATCTCGGTTACAAAAAGAAGGCTATCCAATCAACATTACTGCTATCTGGGGATTAGAGGGCGGCGGTTTGAATTATGACGGCATTCCGGTTTACCCTAAAGGGTGGGAGAAATATAGCCAGGATGTTGTCGAGGCTAACTCTATCTTTACTAAGTCAGACGTTGCAATCTCACTAATGGATGCTTGGGTTTGCGAGCCTAACCTATTCAGGAATACAAAATGGATCCCATGGTTTCCTATTGATAGCGAACCTGCAAGTAAAATCAATCTAGACAAAGTAGCAAAGGCTTATAAACGCATTGTAATATCAAAACACGGCGCCAAAATGATGGACGCTGTAGGAATGGATTATACCTATATCCCTCATGGCGTTGATACAAACAAATTCTATCCAATGGATATGAATAAGGCGCGGGAATACTGCAAACTTCCAAAAGATATATTTATCGTTGGAATGGTTGCAGCTAATAAAGGATTCCCGCCTCGTAAGGCTTTCGCTGAAAATATCGCCGGATTTATGGCGTTCAAAAAGAATCACAAAGACGCTCTTCTTTACATTCATTCAACCGATGGAAGCAAGGGAGAGGGATTCAACATTCACGAATATTGTAAATTGCTTGGTCTAAAAGTTGGTGAGGATTACATGCTCACTAACCAATACCAGATGTACCTGGGTTTAGGTGATGAACAAATGAACGCTCTTTATAACTCATTTGACGTTCACTTGTTATGTTCAAAAGGTGAGGGGTTCGGCATTCCTATCTTAGAGGCACAGGCTGCAGGTTGCCCGGTCATCGTGGGTGATTGGACTTCGATGGGTGAGTTATGCTTTTCAGGTTGGAAGTTGGATAAACTCACAGAGGCACGACCTGAATTTACTCAATATGGTGCTTTCTGGTTTGTACCTAACATTGAAGCCATTGCTGATAGGCTAGAAAAGGCTTATGAGGTCAAAGGTAATATCGAATATCGAAATAGAGCGCGTAAAGGCGCTTTACGATACGACGCTGACAAATTGGTAGAGAAATACTGGATTCCGTTCTTGGATGAAATTTACGCGGATCTTCACAATCCTGATAAACACATTCATCAATGGGCTACAGTTGGTTTATTCAATGCAGATAAAACAATATCGTTACCCTGTATTGGCTGCGATGATGAACTAAAAGGTAATGAGGTTATCAAGGACGGGTTCAAATATGACCTGGTAAAGATTGTCTCCGAACCAAAAGATGGTATCTCTAAAATAGTCATGCGTGAGATTGTACAGGATTACCAGCTTGACGGTTTGAATATCGGTGACGGTAAAATCATCGAGATAGGCTCACATATCGGAGTAGTGACTAACTACCTGGCTAAACAATATCCAGAGGCGACGGTTATCGGTTATGAACCTAACCCTAAGAACTACGAACATTTATTGTTGAACATCGAAGCGAACGAATGTAAAAATATCATCGTCACAAATAAGGCCGTGACAAAAGACGGTAGACGGGTTTGCATTTCAACAGTTGCTGAAAACTCCGGCGGTGGTGATATTTATTCAGATCAAGGCGACATTGTAGAATCTGTTATGGCTGAAAGATTATTCGATAAACCTGTTGCCTTGCTAAAGATTGACTGTGAAGGCGCTGAGTACGAGATCTTCGAGGCACTCACAGACGAACAAATTAGTAACATTGGCGCTATTCGTGGTGAGTTCCATAGTAACGGTAATGCCAGGCAATTGTTAGAGAGACTTCTTGTTTTAGTTCCTGATACGAAGGTGAGTATCAATGGTTAGTCTGTCTATTCTTTGCGTGACCAATGGCAAGCCTTTTGCGAGGGAGTTCATTCAACATATGTACTCTTTGGCATGGACCGTAAATGCTGATTTGGTTTTGGGGCTTGACCGTGAAGCGCAAGGCAAGGGCTATCCATGTCATAAAAGTATCAATCTTACAGCCACTAACCTACAAGAGGATGTAATGAATCAAGCCGTTGACTTTTGCGATACTGAATACATCTTACGTCTTGACGATGATGAAAAGGCATCACCTGCTCTTGAACACTGGTTACTTACCGAAGGTTATAAATCAGGAAGTCTATTCTCGTTTCCACGTGTTTATTTATATCCGGATGAAAATAGCCGATTGAACAATGATGGGATGTACCCCGACTTACAAACGAGACTTGGTAAAAAGAATCTCATGTACGGGGTGAATCACGTTCATGCCGGCAATCCTAACGGCGCAGGAACAGTCATGCCATTCGCGATCGAACACCATACCTTATTGGTCAAGTCGTATGAGGATAG